AAAGTCTTGACATTCTTGTTCGTTGGATGCCAGACTGAACGCAACGACTGTCTGCTCTTTACAACCACAGCAGATTCCATCGCCGGGGTCTGGAGTTGTTGTGGTAGTAGTTGTCGTTCGTTGGCAATTTGCCTCTTGGCAATCTGCATGAGGCCCACTTGTCTGGGTATAAAACCACTGACTGGGAAGTAGATGTGTTCTGCACATAGGATTATTTAGTGTTATGCTAATAACAGTACCATCATGCTCAAAACAGTATACTGGTTGAGGAGTAGTACTGGTAGTAGTGGTGGTGGTAGTAGGCCCAACAGTAGTTGTCGTGGTGGTAGGAACACATTCACACTCATCGCAATCAAATTCAAAGCCAAAAGCACACGTTATAATCGGACCGGCGCAAGGGAAACCGTCTCCATCACTGCAATTGTTGAAACAACAGTCGCAATCGCAACCGCAATGATCTGGAGGTAATTGAGAGCAGGGTAAAGGCTGGACTTCTCCACCAAGAGCTTGACACACATCTCTAGCTAGAGTCACACACGTACCGTTTAAGCAGCACCCCAAAGGCTCCTCAGTTGTAGTTGAAGTTGTAGTGCTAGTAGTCGTAGTCGTAGTAGTGGTTGTGGTTGTAGTAGTGGTGAGACAATCTCCACAGTCTATAACTTTTTCAGCACTAACAGTTCCCGGAGCACCATTATTATTGCAATAATCTATGAGGTTTGTACCAAAAGACGAGCCGTCACCTATGCAGGTCAAATTGTCCCCAGCGTCAAAGCAGCATATATTTCCAACTGAACAATTGTGAAATAATATACTATTAACAAAATAAAGATGACTGCCGTCTATACCCAGATCAAGAAGATCAGTATCAGGATCTGCTTCTTGAGTATCTATAGAGGTTATTTCTTCAGATCCTTCAGGAGTAACTATAGTGTCACCAATACCTAGAGTTCCAAAGAAATTTATGTTAGGATATCTAACCCTTGAAGATTCTACGTCAACAGATTTATATCCGTATCTTGTAAATACTGGGTGGTCGTCAGTGAAGAAATAATCACTACCGTTTATGGATACGAGTTTTCTAGATCCTAACTTGGTTCTTTCTATATGAGAAACCGTATTCCAATTTCCCCAAGTGGTCTTTACTTCGTCTCCAATAACAACTTCAGAAAGTTTTTTATCACCCTGCTTGGTAGTAACTATAGAGTCTGGTAAAAAGCAAGTTGAGTCGTCACAATTTATTGAAGAGCAGGCTTGATTAGGATGGAAAGTACTGCAAGGTCTAGAAAGGCAATCACCCACGGTGACACCATCTTCACAACTTCTAGGTCTCGTGCATTCATAACAACACGCACCGGTAGGAGGTGGAGGAGGCGTTCCTGCACAACAGCAATGAGTGGCCATATTAGATCCTTATTAACTTCCGTCGCCAGAACAACTGACATAGATAGGTCTATTTTCTCCATTTACTCTAGCGGTTACTACAAAGGCTGCTCCTCCGTCAGATCCGGGACCATGAATTGCTAGTTTAGGATCTCTATTAGTAACCCAAATTAGATTATCCGTAGCGAAGCCTTTCCTGTAGCTCTGCGTTCGCAGCAATCCGCTAGTTGGAGATGAATACGATGTTGGAGCCTCAATTGTCTCCGTAATAAACCCTTCATAATGACCGAACCACGCCTCTACACCATTTGCGTCTGGATGAGAAAGTCTGTAATCACCAGATGAATCAACACGACCAACGCCAGTATTGTCGTTGAAAAAGCCGTGAATAAAATCTACATCTTGATGCGATGTATAGATTTCATCTCTTCTAGACTCTACTGGGTATATTGGCGAGATTCTGGCATCACCAAGACTAATGAACTTTTTGCTATGATCGCCAGCTATCACATTTTGAATATTAAGTCTATTATTTAAGTTACCACTGGAATATAGTAGTCTTTCGTCGTTGTCTAGACCAGTAATAATTTCTATATTTTTGTTTCCGCCTAAGCTGTCGTGACCGGGAGTATCTAGACCGTTAAGTGCGTTCTCCCCAATACCTATGGAGTTTCTGTTGCCAGAAGCATTTAAGCCAGCGTTCGAGCCGATAAAGATAGAATCAGCAGACTCATCTGCATTTTTACCTGCGGCAGTACCAATGGCAATCGTGTTGTCTAGGTCATCAGAATCGTAACCAGCTTGGTATCCTATAAATATGGGGGCTGTATCTGTTGCTAGATTAGTATTAGACACAGTACTGTGAGCACCAGCCTGAGATCCTATGAAAATACTATTCTTCCAGCCTGTCGATTCGACACCAACTTCGCATCCGATGAAAACAGTGCCAGAGTTATTGACAGTGTCAATTCTAGACTCAGACTCGATATCTGACCATACGAAGTTACAGTTTTCTGCAACAGAAGCGTATCCACTAGATACATATGCTGCAAGACCTTCAATACTAATCTTGCCGACTTTTCTAGAAACACCAGATGGAACTTCTAATGCTAGATAGCTAGTACCTGCATCAACGGACGGAGTAATATTATCAGCTAGGTCTAGGCTGGTAAAATCTAAAAGGAATGTAGATCTGCTGTTTTCTTCTACTTTACCTACACCAGAATCAGCGAATAAAGAGTAGTCTTTAGCATTTCCTAGAACTGTCTGGTCTGCGAACCTAATAGAGCCAGCCACATACAAGTCGCCGCTAATCGCAACATAAGGAACGGGACTAGAAGGAGTGGAGAAAACGGGAAATTGATTTGGAAGTTCTCCTGTAGGCACAAAATCAACTAGTGTTTGGCTACTATCAAACTGATTGCTAAATCTAAGTGAGGCCATTCCTTGATGCTGCAAAGATGCTCTTGTGTCCTTAAAGTTAAGAATACCTACATTTGCAACATTTAATGGATTTATTGCTTCTGTTCTATTTTCTGACTTATCCGATAGCGAGATTATATTATCGTCACTGTCTACTTGTAATTTTGCTTTTTCATCTCCAGCAGATTTTACAGACAAAAAGCGATTAGAAGTACCTAGACCGGCTTCGATAACAGGGTTGTCACCAAAACCAATAAGCATGGTAAATGGATCTATTTCAAAGTCTTGAGCAAGCCCAGTACCCAGTAATATATTATTATTAAATGTACGAAGTGTCGGTTCGTTCTCCCCATTTTCTGGGGGTTCTGGTGATAATAGATTATTTACACCCAACACAATCATATTGCTTGCGTTGACATGAGTAAGGTTGTAGCTACCTACTACCGTGTTTCTACTTCCGGTGGTCAACCCACTTCCTGCGTGACACCCCATGAGAGTGTTATGGTCTCCGGTAGTCAGTTTATAGCCAGCAGAAAAACCGTATAAAGTGTCGCAGTGTAAATCCTCATTATCTGCACAGCCAAAGGCAGAATATGGTGCAAACTTACCAGCAAACGTATTGAATCGGTCATCGACTTCTACTACGCCTGTCGGATGTGTGACATTATATTCTTCTCCGTCGTCATTTAAGAAAAATAGGCTTTGTCTAAGCCCACAGTTTTCATCGGGCTTTACATAAATCTTCCCAAAACCAGTGGAGGCTGCTGGAGACGACGCTTGCTCTTTTATTGCTATAGTGCCACTATTATGGGTGCCGCTATGCCAAATAGTTAAAGGTGAGTTAGGGGTAAACTTAACTGTGTCATTGAACTTCGTTGTACCTATACCTACAAAATTATTGCTTGTTACTGATAAAAACCCAGTCTCAATACCGGTACATCCACTAGGCGAAAGTTTAGAAAAGTGTACCCTGTTTGAAACAGGCTGATACGCTATTTGTAAACCAGAAGCCTTTGTATTTCCATTAGAAAGAAGCTCAATCGTGCTCTCGTTCATAGAGTAAGTAGAGAATCTGACATTAGACTCCCCTGTAGATTGAACATTAAATATTGTTTCTGGAACTATAGGTTCTTCACTGTCAGCATGTGGGATATTTGTAATACCCACCAAGCCCTTTTGCGAGCCAGTGAATCCGTTCCGCAACACGGTAAACGCTTCCAGTATTTCTGGTTGACCGTCATCTACATGAAGTGAAAATCTATCTTTCATCAAAAATACCTTTTATTAATTATCCTAGAGGGTTATGACGGGGAGAGTCGGAATCATCACAACCAGAAGCTGCCATATCGTACTCATCGTGGTAAACCCATCGGAAACCACGAAGTGTATTGCAACTCTTAATTCTAGAGCTAAACTGTTGTGTAACTTTAACTCCTGAGTCTACGCTTCCGTACATTACTGAGATATCGTAGCCGCTAGGGTTGCCATCAGAAAGTAGCTGGTCGCCAGAGGCGGAAATAAAGTTAAAGTCTTTGCTGCAATAACCGCTATTTGTTATTTCTATAGGACCAAAATCTATGCTATTTCCAGTCGTTGCATAGTCTGTTCTGAGACCTATTCCAAAACATCCGCTCTGGGTAACTAGGGATAGCCTGTCTCTTGGACCTAGTACTCTTTCGGTTTGTACATGCCTGCCAGAAACAACTTCTAGAGAAATATTAGATTGCCATCTAGCTCTTGAGTAATTGGTATCTTCTTCTAGAGCACAGGAATCAATAGAAGTATCTGGGTGTCTAAACAGGAAGAAATAGTTTCTTTGGTAATCTGAACCACTAGAATGTATTTCAAAACCTCCGCCGTCAATGCTCTCGTCGCTAAGGTAGCCGCAGAGTGCATCGTTGTGAAAGCCCATATCATCTGGATCACAAAACCCGCTAGTAGCTAAATGAAGAGTCTTGCAATCATATAAACATTCATTTATGTGATTATAGTTTACATCATTAGCATGAAGTTGACCACTAACAACCAAGTCATTGAACCAGCCATCCCATTTAAGGTCTCTATGTCCTAAAGCCCAAACACCATCTGTATGTGGGACGATATGACCCTTTGAGGTCATAACACCTTGATCACCAGAAGGGTGTTCAGTATTAAGACCGACTTTACCGCCAGAGAAATAAATTACTTCATTGACAGAATCAAAAGCATACTTAGAAGTACCTAGATTACCTTCTCCGCTAGTGAATGGTGTAATATCCCCAGAAACTTGAAGAGTACCACCATCAATATGAGTAGAAGGAACAGCGACACCTAGAAGTAAGTCGTCTAACTTACCGTAGAGTAAAGGTCTAGCTCCTGAACCAGACACAATATCGCAGGTGTGGTCATGGTCAAATCCCGGATAAACACCAAGAAAGAATTGGTAGTCTTCATCTGAGACGGCATAATGGCCAGCTCCATGTCCAATTGCAATATTATAATCGCCATGTCTGTTTGAAAGTAATGAAAAGTTGCCTAGACCTAGATTGCCTGATCCATTAACATTACCACCAAGAGCGTTTAATCCTACTGCTACATTATGAGTTCCCTGTAGATTGCATCCAAGAGCAAAAGAGCCAACCGCAGTGTTACCGCTGCTTACATAGTTGGCACCTAGTGCATAGTACCCAAACGCAGTATTGTCTATACTTAGTCTATTGACTAAGCTCATCTTTTCTAATGCAAAATCTCCACCTCTGGTTGTTCTATAATTTGGTGAAGAGAAATTAAGTGTATCAATTTCCCTATCCACCAAGAACAAATGGACTGAGTCAACTATATCAGTTAGGCTTTCTCTCAGGTCTTGAGGAGAAATTTGCTGAGTAGAGTTGTCTGGTAACAGACCATTAATCTTATCGAGGTACTCAGATTTGCTAAGAATCATTTAAGAAACCTTTATTATTTAAAGCTAATTTGCAGTGCTGACACGTCAAACTTGACAGTATCGCCAGCATAAATTACTCTAGGATTATCTAGAGCTGCGTGCATAAGAAGATTTCCAGTTCCATATTCTCCAGAATCTACTATTGCGATACCTGAGACCCAACCCCAATCAACAAGGGCGGGGGAAGCATCACCTACGTCAAATGTTAGGGATGCTGTATTTTTAATTAGACCGCTACCAGCGGTATGATCGTCTATGTGGTATGTCCACTTTGCATTTCCGTCGTCAGCAGGTTTTCCAAGACTAAGTCTGGCGTAGCCAGTAAGATTGCCCTGAGAGTCTCCAGAAGGTAATTCTTGTAGAGTTCCACCATTGGTGTATTGTGATACTCCAGTATCTGAATCACTGGGAACGCCACTGCATAGGGCAATAGCTATATTTTCTGGTTTTGGAAAGGACTGACCTCTAAAAATGTGATGTAACAGACCAGATTCAAGATAATCTGATAAAGCTGCCATATTGAAAACTCCTAGTAAAGTCCTAAAAAGAGATTGCGATTATATAGTATTATACACAAAAAAGAGCCACTGCCAAAAAAATGACAGTGACTCTTCTTGATGATAACTATTGGCAAAAGATATTAGAACGAGCCAAGAATGACACGTCTGTTATCAAGAACACCAAAGCCAAGTTCAGCGAACCCGTAGTAGCCAGCTCTTTGCTGACGATGGAGAGTAGGATCTTCAAAGACCTCTACGTTCTGCTTCATTGGCATGATGAAGCTGTCGTTAGCTCCTTGGTCAATACCAACTACCAACTCAAGGTCGGAACCTTGAACAGAACCGCCAAGACCGTCAGAGAAGAAAGTCTGGTACTCTTGGCCTTCTCCAAGCTCATCGAGATCGTGCAAGTTCACACCAAAGATACGTGTGATAGGAGCACCACCTTCAGCAGCGGTGTAGATCTCTCTACGAGTAACTTCGTCAACCTGATCGAGACCCCAGTTACGCACGTCTTCAAGTGCTTCTGGAGAAACGTACATGTCAGTCAGACGACCGCGATTAGCCGAACCAGTGTTACCGCCAGCGTTTCGACGCATAACAGTCTGCATTAACGATACCAATCGCTTGCTGAACATACCTGCTGTTGCGTCACCGTCATAAACCAAGATGTTTCGGTCAACACCAGCAGCAAGAATGGTGTGCCATCCGTCATCGTTCATCTTCTTGACGAAACCAGCTTCAAGCACTTGCATCGCACGGCCTACAATATCCCAACGAGCTTCTCTAGCATATCGAAGCAAGTAGTCAATGCTACTTGTGATGCTATAGGTTGGAATCATGACATAGTCGCTTTCGACCGCACGTTCTGGAACGCGACCATGACCCGGATTGGTGTAAGCAACGTGCTCACCCTCAAGTCCCGGAGAAATCAAGTCAAGAGGATACTCAGTAGAGGCTCCCGGCTCGACATTGATCGTTTCAAAAATATTGCCGAGGATATTGCCGACAAGAACACCCTTACGCAAAGGAAGCTCAAGTGCCTTAGCAAATTCTCGCTGGGCAGCGTAAGCGACATTTTGATCGCTATCGCCCGATTTTTTAAGCAATGAAATGAACTCATCGCTAGGTCTTTCAGTAAGTGACATTATATATCTCCTTTTTTCTGGGCGATTAATTACGCATTATGAGGAAGGTTGACGTACAGCTTTGCATATCCGTCAGCGTCTTTACGTGACATCCAACGGCCAACACACAAGGCACCAGAAGCTCCGGGGAATAAGGTTGCGTTAGTAAGCGCACCAGCGGTTGCACTTCCAACACCTTCGCCTACAGCGTAAGCCTTCTCACCAGCTTTTGGTGTTCCTTCGATGTTGTTGGTTACAACCCAACCACGAGTCAAGATGGTGACTTTGCCACCCTTCTGGACTTCGTCTTTATATTGGTTCAAATGGGTTCTAGTCAAATCCTTGTTGACAACGTCATTAAGGAGGATACCAACTGGAACGTCACTTTTAGTAGCAGCCTTGTATTTGACAAGGTTTTCGCCTTGATCGAGTGCTGCACCTGAAGCCAAACCTTGATCATCTAAAACTACAACACCACCACGAGTAGCGGTTCCAGCGTTGTAGAAGAAGCTGATGTCAGTTGATTCTTCGTATCTATCTGCTTTAAGAGCCATGATTTAAATCTCCTGTTAAATTACTTGTTAAGTACGTGATTCTCTAACCAGTTAGCTACGCTAGCTCTGGTAGTTTCCATTTCATCTTCCACTTCAGTTTCTACCAAAGCAGCTTCAGAAGTTTCAACTTCCTTGAAGTCTTCTTCATAGAGTTCAGCTTCAGCTTCATCTTCGTCAGCTTTTGCTTCTTTCTCTTTCTTCTTCTTTTCGAGTGCTTCCTTTAGTGCAGGAGGCATTCCAGCTTCAGCTTCATCGTCTTTCTTTTTCTTCTTGTCGCCATGCATATCTGCTTTCTTTTTCATAAGTGCGACAACAGAATCAAAAGCCTCTTCAGTTAAAGCGTCGAAGTTCGCTAGAGAATCTTCGATTTCTTCCTCATCAAGGCCCGCTTCAGCAAGAGCAGCCTTTCTCTTTGTCATCATAGCCTTCTTCTTCTGCTCTTCCATTTCTTTCATAGCAGTCGAAAGCTCTTCTTGAGACTTAGCGAGTGCGTCTTCGAGTTCTGCAACACGAGCCTGAGTGCTCTTGATGCTTTCTTCGAGTTCTGCAATGCTAGAATCTTTTTCTTCGATTACGCTTTCAAACGCCTCGACCCGAGAAGCAAATTCTTTGTCTTTAGCTTCTTCAATCTTAGCTTTGATCGCTTCGTTTTCTGCCTTTGCGGAAGCTAGTTCAGCACGAACTTCGTCCAACTGCTTCTCTAAAAGGTTTTCAGCCATGGTAAATTCTCCCATATTAAAATTAGAATTTTGGTCTACATCGAATGCGACAGATTTAATAATTATACTTCTTGGGTTAGCAGGTTTAGCAACTAAACCTTTACCTGAAAAAGCAATATTTCTTAATGCTCTACCGACTTTGTACCCTTGATATTCACCTGTTCCGCCATAAGCTCTTAAGTGCTTGGTCAGAAAAGCGGACTCTTCATCTCTAGCAAGAACTTTGGCACTTCCTTCTTCCCCAATTAAAGCATAATCAAAACCGGCAAACAGACATTCCATAGAAACGTACCATTTGCCTTCTTCGATCTCAGCAATAATTTTTTTCATTCTTTCTTGGTTTTCTTCACCAGTCCAACTGTTATATAGAACAGCTTGGGTAATGATGTCGAAATCTTCAGGCATCTGACTTTCGTCATCTGCAACTGCTTTGCCGTCCTTGGTTAAGACATAACTTCCAGTGATATGTCCGATGATATCATTTTCATCGTGCATATAATTGAACTGTTTGTCTTCCGGCGTATTCCTTGCGGCCCAAGTAGCTTCAGGCATAAAAACGTCATCGTTCTTATTCCAACCGCAAGAGACAAGTACAGATTCAAGGTAGTACAAGTCTATTTGATCTTTATTCTCAGCAATAACTTTATTCAGGATTTGTTCGTCTGCAATGATTTCTTTTGCGGCAGCGATATCACCCTTGTGCAAAGTTGCTTCCGAGCAATAGGCAACACTGGCAGTACTTTTAACAAGTTCACCAATGCCGTCATCTATTTCTTTTTGATGTATTTTTATTGTCATAATTTTACCTCAGAAGATTATACACAAAATTTTAAGAAAAGTGATAAAAACTACAATTTTACCCAGAAACGGACTCTACATATCTTGCTATAACGTGGTTTTTGTAGTCTTGTAGGTTAGCTGATGAAGATCTGATGTTGCTAAACTCGGAGAACAACGGACTAGTTTTTGAGGATATAGCCTTGTGGATAGCAGCCGCATTTATCTTGGACATAGGTTCTAGATTTAGGAAAGCGTACAACTTCAGGTTTTCTAATTCTTGTGACTCATCTCTGGTTAGTTGCCTCATGTCAGTTTTACCTTTGGATTGCATGTATCCTTGCGATAAAACGCTAACCTCTTCTAGTGCATCTGTAGCCCAAACGAAGAGTTCTGCTACTCCGGGTTTAGATTTAGGCGTGTCAACTCTCTGCTTTCTAGGCTCCTCATCCATCTTGAATAGAGGTCTACCTTCTTCATTCGTCATTTGCTGTTGAGGTTTAGGTGCTTCTTTTTCTTTCTTTTTGTCGTTTAACTCTGTCTGTTTTTCCATCTTCTCAAGGTCTAGTTTTTGATTAGCATTGTGAAATGGACTTGCTTTTGGTGGAATTCTATCTGCCTCTCTGTCACCGCCTTCTCTGCTTAGTCTGACTTTTTCTACTACAGGAATCTCTTTGAATCTTTCTAGGACAGTCTCGTGACTGATAATATCCCTATCAGCAAGTTGAATCAAAAGCTGTTTTTCAGAAGACTCGTCTGACAAGCTCATCTGGTCGTAGACTACGTGTGCTGACTTTCTGAATCCCATGGATTTTCTAACAAATTCTAGCTCTTTTTCCCAGAACTTTGTAAGTTGGTCTCTGCCGTACTGTAGTCTCTCTACTAATGTTTTTAGCGATATGAAGTTATTTGTAAAGCCTCCGCCATTATTGGCCATGCCCGTTAGTGTGGGGGGTACGCCTAGACCAGCATAAATACTATTGAGAACAGATGTGTATTTCTCTGATCCTAAGAATTTATAAACTTGGCTATTGGATTCAGTATATGAAAGCTCTGGTCCCCAGACTAGTTCCATAGTACCTCCGCCAACATTACTGGCGAGGATGTTTCTTAACTTATTAATCACTGCTTTATTTGGTAGTATCTTGTGATCTAAGCTACCTACAGTCCATAATCTAATATTTGATATGGCACCATCGAGTGCAGACAAGTCAGCCAGCTTCATTTTTTCTAGCATGATGATGTCATCTAAGATCGCATAAGTGAGCGGATAAGCCCACTGCTGCCAATCATCTTTCTTGTAATAATGTACACTTAGTCTTTCTGGGTCTAGTTCTATCTTTCTCTGACCGGACTTGATTGCGTTTTTGACGTTAGGGGGCAATGTCTCCATAATCTTTGCTGGAACAGAACCGTCTTTAAAGTTATCAAAGAATGAGTTTGTAGATAGCTCATAGCTTTTTCTACCAAGAAATAAATTGATAGAACCATTCTTCATGTCAAGATTGAGAGGGTTAAAGAAGTTGTATCTCCAAGGCACAACATTCTCTACTGTAACTGGAACTTCTAGACGAATATCATTAGCCATAGATCTCATGTACTTCTTGATCTCTGGAGTAATATTAGCATAGCTTCTGTATACAAAAACTTGTCCGGTCTTGTATAGATTATTGAGAAATCTTTCAGATCGTTCTTTACCCTCTATCTTTTTAAACCACTGCTTGTAAAACTTTTCAACACTTTTGTTCTCATGTACAATGTTAATACCTTGACAACCAAAGTCGCCCATGAGGTCAATAACATTTCTTACAATACCAACCTTTTCATAGGCATCCATGCAGAGCTTGATAGCACGCTTCTGCTTTCTTGGGGTCGCCTCATTTGGCCTGAATGCATTGTAGTCATTCCTGCCAAACTGCGGACGTACAGATCTATTAGGCTCAATGTCTAGAAAATCTCTATGATATCCTTTAGAGATACCCTCGTAAGACTCCATTGAGTCCGAGAAAGAGTCAAAAGCCTTAGCTTTACTGGTATGATCTGAATCGTTCCACGTTATGAAAGAGTCTTCTTGTGACATGTTTAGGTTCACCCTAGAAAGTAATTTGATTGTAATATAATTGCTATTGTATTATACACAATCAGTACAGATTTTTCATGTTATCTGTAAACCAGTTGGGTCCAGAAAAGTCTTCGCCCTTCATATCGTTCTTGTCTACTGTAGCAAATCCACCGTAAAAATTGTATTCTGCAACAGGTGGTATCCTTGCAAGTGTTCTCGCGGCCATATTAGCCATGAGTAAAGATGAGTAACGGTCTTTCCTTAGCTTTCCTTTCTTGCCCGTACCTACAACTGTTTCTGGCGTGTCCCATTTATCTCTGCCCGTCGCAGTCTGTGTAATTTGTATCATTGTGAGTTCGTCTTTAAGATCTTCTATTTCCATTACGCATTGTTCAAGCGTATCGTATGTTCTTCCTTTAAGTCCATCTTCTGCGTTTGCAATACCTAGACTCACAGTATCAAACATAGGGAATAACAATACTTTATCTTCAAAGTCTTTTCTTAGGCCGTGATTTGCTTCGGCTAACCAGTCATATTTTGAAAACTGACACATCTCTAAAATATGTAAACCTCTGTGGTCATCTGTGTCTTTGGGTTTATCTTCGTCAATTACTTGCCATATGGCTAGCTCACCTTCTTGGATCTTGTCATCATCGTGTAAAGATTCCATAACAGCAATACCGCCACCGCCTGCGTCCATGGCAATATGAACACATGGGAATAACTTCATGAGGTCTCTGATCTTTCTAGCACAATAAGCATAGAAGTCACTTTCAGTGGAGTATCCACTCTTGACTTTTTCTTTATGTTGTTCTCTATTTGTTGTCCAGCAGTGTACTATTCTTCTATGATCTGGATTCACCTCAATAACAACTATACTGAAATTGTCAACTTCCGATGCAGGGTCAACTCCAAAGATATACTTCTTATCCTTGTCGCCTCTGAGTTGTGCTTGAAAGCATATATCTTTATTATTTGAGTCTTTTACATTCCCATCATCGTTGGTGACGCAGCTTTCTATCAGTGTACGCTTGAAGAAGCCCTGAGAATCGCGTGTAAAGCACGCTCCAAACTCCATTTGATATATTCCAGCATGGACCGTCGCCTTCGATCTGGCGACCTGTGAGGCGTCCATAAAGCCTTCTGGTAAAAGCTCGTAGGGAACTCTAATGATTGAATAGTCACGCCAGTTGAAATCTTTTGGTGGGTCTTCACCAAATATTTCTCTAAGTCTATTTTGCTTGCCTTGACTTTTTATTATAGACTTCCATTTCTTCCAGTATTCAGCAAAGTGATTGAAATCATAGTAAGCAGTACCGGATAAGATAATTTGGTTATTCTTCTTCTCTAGTACGTTTTCATTATCTTCTTCTATTTCAATTCCAAGTTCTGCCGCTTTTTTCTTTGCAGCAATTTTCTTGACATTCTCAATAGGGTCTGAACTGACCGCAGCGAAACCAGCGACAACTGTCTCGAATATATCTCTCGGGATTGATGCAAACTCGTCAGATATAATATCATTAGCACGCTGGCCTCTAATCTTCTGTCCGTCTCCCAAAGGAAGACAAGTAACACGGGATTTATTAATCCGCATAACACAACGATCCACATCCCTACGTGGTCCACTACTCGCATCACACATACTCCTTAAAATAGGTGCATTGTTCCATATTGTCTCCATATACTCAAAAAGAACCTTGGACTGTCTAAAAGCTGCACCGACAACAACAACTTTTCTTTCAGGTAAAATCAAGGCTCTAATCATAGAGTAGAGTGATAGCATAAACGATTTACCAAAACCACGGCTAGCTATAAGCATGGGGAATCTTCTGTTCCACATCTCGCAAAGAAACAGTGCTTGTGAAGGTAAAATATTAATATTGAATATATGCTTGCATAAGAAAGAGAAATACTCTGGTCTTGTCATAAGCCATAGTATTCTGTATTGTACATCTTCTTCGTTAAATTTAACTAGATCAAACGGGTTTATTAGATCTGACTCTTTAACGCCGTCTAAATTTAGCCATGCTTCGTCTATGTTTTTTAAGTTCATTATTTTAAGCTATTGATAGAATTAAATTTTCTTGTGTTTAGCACTAAGTCTGCGAATCCATAATATACCGATTCGTTAGCATCTAAGAACCAGTCTCCATCTTTAAACTTTCTTTTTAGATAGTTCTTTACTTTTTCTTGTGTGATGTCAGTGTACTGCTCTTTGAAGTATTTAGCTTTCATACATCTTTCTGAGTATATATCTAACATAAGTTCGCTTTGCTTTTTCTCGAAAGCAGCACCTTTTTGCACATCTAGATAATTTCCTATGTAGCCGCTAGAACCGAAGTGGCACATGAAGTAAGAGCTTGGCATCATAACCCTCTTATCTGCCGCTTGAAGTATTACGCTACTCATAGACTCAGCTTGGCCGTATACAAGAATCGTAACATACGACTGGCAAAGTTCTATGGCATCAAAGATCGCCATGCCGTCATTCCAATTACCTCCCACGCTATGCATATGAATTATAATTGGATCTTTATTTATTGAGTCTAGGAGTCTGATGTTTTTGTAGAAATTAGTTGCCATCCTATATTCCACGCCCGGATCTTCTTCTGAGTTTGAAACATAGCCATGGAGATATATTTCTCTGTTCTTGACATCTAGACCATAGCCATGTATGTCAGAGATAGTATCTACGCTTAACTGCATTTTAAGCTCCCAGTTCATATAGTTCATTGACCCTTTTCAAAATACTCAGTACAGTCCATTTTGCATTTTTCTTAGAGTCACAAAAGATTACGTGTATATCGTCGTACATTTGATACTCCATTATCTTGCGTAACATAAATTTATTTGTTACTTTCAGTTTGTTCCAATCTTCTTCTGGTATATTAGTCCCTTCTGGAAAATTCATGAGGTCTGTTAAAGAAAACTCTAGGACAATAAATCTGTGAGGAAACTCTTTCATCCTTTCAATTTCTTTAGCAAATCTTACTGCGTCGTGACCAATGTTATTTGCAAACTCTACAACACTAGCTTTTCTTTCTATACAAACTTTATCTTCTAAGCCCTCAAGACTATAGTCGCCCGTGTCTAATTTTCTTACGACCATTCCTTCACATTTGTGATATCTAGAACTACTAGGTTGGAATGTATATCCTTCCTGTTCTCTGGTATCTTTTATTATTTTAAAAGGTTGTATTTTAGGCATTTTTATCTCTCACTATTTGATGGAATAAAGACTCATAAAAAGTTTCATTGTTAGTAACCTCTTTGTGGCAACCGTAACAAAGGGTAATTCCATTGTCTAATTCAAATCTAAGTGTAGAGGCAGAAGCCCACTTCCTAATGTGGTGTACTTGTAGGCTTTTTCTTCTTTTGCAGTTTGGCATTTGGCAACAGTATTTATCTCTCGCTAATACTCTTTTTCTCCATTCTGCGTAAACTGGATCGTTGTAATCTCTTTTCATGGTGTATATAGCTTTACGATTGTTATGTCGTTAAATATGTCTTTGATTTCTTTTACCATATTCTTATCTTGAGCTAGTATCATCTCTGCAAACTTGTGATAGCATTGATAACATGCGTCATCTGGATTCTCAGCATCTACAAACACAATAGGACGATTCCCATTAAACTCTTTCAATGAGATATGTTTTAATCTTGGTATAACCAAAGATATATCTATTGTGACTTTGTATATTTTCATGCAGTGTCGTGATCCACCATTAGTTTTACAAGATCTTCAAAGCTATGCTTAGGTGTCCATCCTAGCTTTTCTTTAGCTTTCGAGCAATCACCTCTTAAGTAATCTACTTCAGCAGGTCTATAAAACTCTGGATCTTGTACTACGTATTCTGACCAATCATCAATACCAATATGTTTAAATGCTACGTCGAGGAACTCGCGAATTGTATGTGTTGTACCCGTGCAGATGACATAATCTTCTGGACTGTCCTGTTGAAGCATCATCCACATGGCTTCCACGTAATCTCCTGCAAACCCCCAGTCACGAAATGCTTCCAAGTTGCCAAGACGTAGCTTTGGAAAATTAGGATCGCGTTCGCTTTTTACGAACTCTCCGATCCATTTAGTGATTTTTCTTGTTACAAAGGTCTCGCCTCTTCGTGGACCTTCATGATTAAATAATATACCTGAGCTAGAATGTAGGCCATATCCTTCTCTGAATAGCCTTGTCAGGTGATGAGCCGCACACTTGGCTATTGCATAAGGACTTTGCGGCATGAATTTTGTATCTTCATTTTGATATTTCTGCATAGGCAGAGTATCGTCGTAGTCTCCATCTGCTCTTTTCATGTCGTAATTTTTGCCAAACATCTCACTAGAGCTGGCTTGATAGAATCTAACACCAAGCAAGTTATTGCTCACAATGCTCTCTAATATGTTTAAGCATCCTTTACCTGTAATATCCCATGTGAGAGCTGGTTGATTGAATGATACTGCTACATGACTTTGTGCTGCTAAGTTGTAGATTTCATCTACATCAGCGTGTTCTTTAAGTATGTTATTTATAGAATGCGCATCCGTGATATCACCTTGAACCAATTGCAACTTCTCATTCTGAAGAATATGCTTGATTCTGTATGTGTTGTCTGTACTAGACCTTCTGCATACGCCAACTACTTGATACCCTTTTTCCAGTAATAGATCCGCAAGGTGACTACCGTCTTGTCCTGTTATTCCAAAAATAATAGCTTTCATTTTGTTTCCTGTTTTAAATCGTTACGTTATGACTCTTCCATTCCTGATATCAATCAGCATGTCCTTAGCCCATTTTAATTCTTCTTTTAATATTGAGGTATCTAAAGTTGTATCTCTAGTACCTTGTATCCCCGATTTGTCGCTGACATAAAAGGGGAAGTCTTGGCCTAGTATTGCCTTTGGTGGATGGTAATGAAAGTACTTGTTTAAATAACTCTCGTCGTTCCAACAAGGCTCGTATGGTATTTTCTTATCTTCCTGCTGCCATTCCTGCAAGACACTACACAAATCTAATACTTTATCTTTTTCGCCCCCAAAGAACGCTCCATAGTAATACATTTGCTCACGATCCGTATTTTCTGGGACATAGGCTTTTGAGGCTGGATTTCTGTCAAAGGGTTTTTTGTCTTTCATCCAGTCTCTATTACCATAATGTTCGCCGCCAACTAAATCTCCTAAAAACCACTTGGCTTCAAACTCAGCGTTGACGCTAGTATCGGCGTCGAAGTAAAATAAATAGTCAACATCTTCTTCCTTGAGTGTTAATATATTAGTAAATTTAGAATTAGTAGCATGTACCCAATGATCATGTTCTGTATGTATGTATTTTATATCAAGGTTATCAGGTGTGTAGTCTTTAGGATCTGTGTCGGAGAAGTAATAGAACCGTATATTATCTTGTCCAGTATAGAAATGTTGAAATCTCTTTATGAATTTAATTCCTAGGGGAAAATATGCATTAGTAGCAATAACAACAATACCTATATTCATATTAGTCTTTCACAGTATCAGGAGTTAGGAATGGTTGGTCTACTTGTTCATCTTGGTATTTGTGGAAAACAGATAATCGTTCTTTCTCTTTCTCCATAGCCATACGCATTTTCTCTAGCTCAAGACCGTAAGACTTGGTGATCTCAGGATTTGCCACTAGGTATGCCATCCACCCCGAGAAACTTGTCTTGCTATCTTCCAATCTCTTTACACGTTGCTCACGAGTCGCCTTCATTTCCTTCAGCATCGAGTTTTTCTTGGTCTGTAGTTCCCTGTAGTCTTTGTTGAGTGATTCCTGTGAGGCTTTCAGAGACGCCACCTGACGCTCCATGTTGAATAGTACGTCTCTATCCTGCTGATCTGGATCAACTTGTCTCTCAGTTAGTATGAGGGCTTCTAGGGCGGCGATTTGTTCTATGT